CTTTATTAGGAAATACAACTGGGGCAAGTAACAGTGCATTTGGTAGAGGTTCACTACAAGCAAATACTATTGGTCAAAGAAACAGTGCATTTGGTACATACAGTATGTTTGCTAATACAATTGGTAACTATAATAGTGCATTTGGTTTCCACGCTTTAAGATATAACACAACAGGTGCAAGTAACAGTGCATTTGGTTATATGAGTTTGCGATTCAATACAACTGGAGTAAATAACGTTGCTGTTGGTCTTCAAGCGTTATATGTTAATACTGGTGGTTATAACAATGTAGCAATTGGAAATGCTGCACTTGCGGCTAATACAGTTGGTATAAATAACGTAGCTGTTGGACATAATTCTCTTATAACTAATGTTGCTGGATATTCTAATACAGCTGTTGGTTTTCAAGCTTTAGAAAATAATACCACTAATTTCAATAGTGCATTTGGATATAGAGCTTTAAGAGCTAATACAACAGGTATCGGTAATACAGCCGTTGGTTATCATTCTCTATTAACTAATACTATTGGTATTCAAAATAGTTCATTTGGTTTTAGATCGTTAGCTTCAAATACTACTGGAGGAAATAATAGTTCATTTGGTATGTATTCTATGTTGAATAATACTATTGGAGCTAATAATTCTGCATTTGGTTTAAGTACATTACAAAATAATACAACTGGTAATAGTAACTCCGCTTTTGGTAAAGACGCATTAAAATTAAATACAACTGGTTCTAATAATTCAGCTTTTGGTTTTTATGCTTTGTTTGCAAATACAATCGGCAATAATAATACAGCAATGGGATTGGATGCTTTGCGAGGTAATACTACTGGTAATAATAATAGCGCGTTTGGTATACAAGCGTTAAGATATAACACTATTGGTGAAGCTAATTCCGCTGTAGGCTATCAATCACTTTTCTATAATAGCATTGGAGTAAATAATAATGCTATAGGTTACAGAGCGTTATATAATAATACTACAGGCTCTAACAACAATGCATTTGGTAGCAGCGCTTTAAGAGAAAATACAACTGGCATTGAAAACTCTGCATTTGGCACATATGCTTTAAGAAAAAATACAATTGGACAAAATAACATAGCGATAGGTAGCAGCGCATTACAGGAAAATTTAATTGGTAGCAATAACACTGCTGTAGGCTTTCAAACTCTAGTAAATAATACAACAAATAATAATGCTGCATTTGGCTATAGAGCGTTAAGATTAAATACTACAGGTACAGGTAATACAGCTGTAGGAAATGGTTCTTTACAAGTAAACACAATTGGTAATTACAATAGCGCATTTGGTGAAACTGCATTAAGATACAATACTACTGGTACAAAAAATACAGCAGTAGGTTGTAATTCTTTATTTAATAATACAATTGGTGCTAACAATGTTTCTGTTGGTTTCCAGTCAATGTTCTATAATACAACTGGAGGAAATAATAGCACCTTTGGTTATAGAGCATTATTTAGTAACACAATCGGAGCTAATAATAGTGCATTTGGTCATTATTCTTTAAGAAATAATACAACTGGTTCTCAAAACAGTGCATTTGGTAAGAGCGCATTAGGAAGTAATACAATTGGAGCAACCAACTGTGCGTTTGGTAATTACGCTTTGTTATTAAATTCAACAGGCGGCGCAAATGTTGCAATGGGATATAGCGCTTTGTATAATAATACAACGGGTTATAATAATACAGCTATTGGTTATACCGCTTTGTATGCAAATACAACTGGTATAAATAATACTGCTTTGGGTTTATCAGCTTTATCAAATAATACAAGCGGTACTAATAACGTTGGACTTGGCGTTCAAGCATTATTAAATAATACATTTGGTTCAAATAATATTGCAATCGGTAGAGACGCACTTGTTTATAATACAACAGGCAATAATAACACCGCTGTAGGATTTAATAGTTTAGCATTAAATACAATCGGCAGCAATAATAGTGCTTTTGGTAAATACGCATTGTATGCAAATACAACTGGTATTAATAATACAGCTGTTGGTGTTAATGCATTAAATGCAAATACAATTGGAACTAGTAATACAGCAGTTGGTTATGTATCTTTACAAAATAATACAACAGGTACTGGTAATAGCGCCTTTGGTTACTACGCTTTAAAGAGTAACACTATTGGAACTAATAATAGCGCATTTGGTCGTCAAGCTTTATTTAGTAATACGACCGGCATAAATAATAATGCGTTTGGCCTAAATTCTTTAGGTTCAAATACAAGTGGAACTAATAATAATGCTTTTGGTAGATACGCTTTAAGAAATAATACTATTGGTGGAAAAAATAGTGCATTTGGTCATAGATGTTTAGAAAATAACACTACAAATAGTAATAGTGCTTTTGGTTATAGAGCGTTATTTACTAATACTGTTGGTACATACAATAGTGCTTTTGGTTATCAATCTCTATCAAGTAATACTACTGGAAGTAATAATAGTGCTTTTGGATATAAAGCGTTAAATGCTAATACAATTGGTACACAAAATGTTGCTGTTGGTATGCAATCTTTGCTCTTTAATACGACAGGTAGTAATAATGTAGGAATTGGATATAGAGCATTATATAGTAATACAATTGGTACAGCTAATACAGCCGTTGGAACTGAAGTTTTATTAGCTAATACTACAGGTGTTTCTAATAGTGCATTTGGTTACAACGCAATGGGTGGAAATACAATTGGCTCTAAAAATAGCGCATTTGGTAGAATGTCTTTATTATATAATGTTTCTGGAAATAATAATAGTGGATTTGGATATAGATCGTTATTTAAGAATACTATTGGTGGTAATAACAGTGCTTTTGGTTATAGTGCTTTAAGATACAATACCACAAATAATAATAGCGCTTTTGGTTATAAGGCGTTATACAGTAATACAACAGGTCAATACAATGTTGCTGTAGGCAGAAGCGCTTTACAAAATAATACATTTGGTAGATATAATAACGCTTTTGGTGGTAATGCTCTAGCAAGCAGTACAACTGGTTATGATAACTGTGCATTTGGTTATGTATCACTAAATTCTAATACAAGTGGTATCAGAAATGTAGCAATGGGTGCTGCCGCACTTAGATACGGCACGGTAATATCAGCAAATACAGCAGTAGGATTTGCAGCATTAGCAAATAATACTACAAACAACAACAGTGCGTTTGGTTATAAAGCTTTAAATTATAATACAATTGGTACAAATAACGTTGCGGTTGGTTTGAACGCTTTATATGCAAATACAACTGGTTCTTCAAATGCTGCGGTTGGTGTAGCTGCTTTGCAAAATAATACTGTAGGAATGGAAAATAGTGCTTTTGGTACTGCGGCTTTGCTAAATAATACTACAGGAAGTTCTAATAGTGCATTTGGTTTTCAAGCTTTAGTTTATAATATCACAGGTCAAAATAATAGCTCATTTGGTTTGAGATCATTATTTAATAATACAAGCGGAAATAATAATTCTGCATTTGGTAAATATTCATTGAGAAATAATACTATTGGTATTAATAATGCTGCTTTTGGTTATCAAGCATTACGAAATAATACAATAGCTAGTAATAACACTGCTGTAGGCAGAAGCGCTTTACAACTTAATACTACAGGTACAGGTAATAGTGCATTCGGCGCTTACGCATTGGTTACTAATACAACAGGTACTAATAACACTGCTATCGGATTGAATTCAATGAGATTGAATACAATCGGAAATGATAATACCGCTGTTGGATTAGAAAGTTTATATAATAATACAACAGGAATACAAAATACTGCTGTTGGTAGAAGCGCTTTAGTAAGTAATACAGTAGGTATAAGTAATAGCGCATTTGGTTATAGAGCGTTGAGTGAAAATACGCTTGGTAATTATAATACTGCTGTAGGAAGAACTGCTTTATATCTTAATACGATAGGTTCAAATAATACCGCAGTTGGATTTGCAGCATTGTATACAAATACAACTGGTAATAGCAATAGCGCTTTTGGTTATCAATCATTACCTGTAAATACAATTGGTGCAAATAATACAGCAGTAGGAACATACTCATTAAGATATAATACTACAGGATCAAAAAATTCAGCATTCGGTAGAGAAGCTTTATTTAGCAATACTATTGGTGTTGATAATAGTTCATTTGGTGCGTATTCTTTAAGAAGTTCAACAACTAGTATTGAAAATACAGCGGTTGGTCAATCTTCAGGATACGACATCACTACTGGCAGAACAAATACACTACTTGGATTTAATACTGGTCGTGGTATTACCACTGGCAACTACAATACAATCCTAGGTGCAAATGTCACGGGATTAAGCACAACGCTTGCAAATAACATTATAATTGCTGACGGCCAAGGTAATAGAAGAATAAATGTTGATAGTAGTGGTAATGTTGGTATAGCAACTACAAGTCCTTCTAATAAAACAACAATAGAATCAGATGCAACAGGCGCATCATTTGCAGATAATGGTGTTGGACAACTTGTTATTCGTGGAGCAACAAATACAGCTAAACGCCTAGGCTTAGGTATTGATACTACAAATAATATTGGCGTAATTCAAGCGCAACTATATGGTACTGGTCAGTATCCATTAGTTTTGAATCCAGCAGGAGGTAACGTTGGTATTGGAACAACTGGTCCAAGTACCGCACTACAAGTTGTCGGCACAATTACTTGTACAACATTAGTTGAAACATCAAGTGTCGCAACAAAAACAAATGTCAAAAAACTAAATAGTCAAACCGCCAAACTATCCAAGCTTGTACCTGTATCTTTTAATTATAAAAAAGACAACAAACGCAGTCTAGGATTGATTGCGGAAGAAGTCGCCCAAGTTTACCCAGAATTAGTTGAGTATGAAAATGGTCGTCCTTTAGGTGTAAACTATTCGAAGCTTACTGCTGTATTAATTAGTACAGTAAATGAGCTAGCCGCCGAAGTCGCAGAACTAAAAAAACAACTAAATAAGTAATATAATAAATATATAAAAATATATGGCAATTCTTAATCATGGTTCAACAATAAGAACAGCGGATGGTGGACAATCAACAACAACCATAGTAACCGCCACTAACATTGGCAGTTATGCTGTAGCAAGTAGTGCTACTTATTATATTGGTACGACACAAAATGTTTTTAACAGAGCGAGCGGCGCACAAACACTAACTGGCGTTAGTATTGATGGTAATGCGGCTAATATAACTGCGTATACCATTAATCAAAACGTAGGAACTAGTAATACACCATCATTTGCAGGTATAGTTTCTTCTGGTATTACTAATTATGCATTTTTACAAGTAACAGATACAAATAATTTTTGGATAACTCCTGGCAATAATAACTGGGGTTTATATTTTGAAACAAGTGCTGGTGGACTTTTGGGTGGATCAGGAGATTCGAATCGTTTGGGATTTGTTGGTGCTGGTGCTGCTCGTTTTTATGTTGATTTAAATAATGGTAACGGATGGTTCGGAGGATCTTTGACTGCAAATACAGATTCTCGCGCACCAATATTTTACGATAGTGGTAATACAGCTTATTATTTAGATCCTGCAAATACTGGAACATCTTTATTAGTTGCGGGCAGTGTAGGTATAAATACAACAAGCCCAGCCTTTAAGTTAGATATAAATGGAACAGTCGGAGTCAGAGACACAATGTCATTTGGGCCTTCTGTAGGGTTGATCTCTTGGGGATCAATGGGAGGTGGAACAGGCTTTGGTATTAGATCGGAAAGTGGAAGAGCTTTAAGTTTAGGGGCAAATGGTAATTGGGATTACGTAGTAATAAATACGTCAGGTAATGTTGGTATAGGTACAACAACTGCATTTTCAAAAACTACAATATCTAAAGCTGGAGTAAGCCTTCCTACAACAGCAGACAGCACAAATAATGCACATTTAACTTTAGCGGGATCAAATTCTTTAGTAAGATTACAATTTGGAACACAGAATGTTGCTCCTTATGGTGGATGGATTCAAGCGTCGTATGATAATACAGCGGGAGATAACGGAGCAGAGCCTATCTTACTTAATCCTTTAGGAGGCAATGTTGGTATAGGTACAACAAGTCCTGGTTATAAATTAGACATAACTGGAGATGCAAGAATTGCATCAGCAGCAGGTGCTGGAGCGTTGTATTTTGGAACACTTGATCCTTCAAATGTTTATTTAAAAGTTGATAATAATTATGATTTAACTTTAGCTCAAAATGCTTCATCAGGTAATGGTTTGTATCTAGCTGGTGCTGGAAATGTTTATGTTAGTATTGATTCAAATAATAATTCTACAATCGATGCATTTATTGTACAAAATAATGCAATCAAGGCTGGTACAGAATTATTTAGAGTACAAGAAAATGGAGTTGTTACTGCATCTACTGATTTTCGCGCACCGATATTTTATGATAGCGGTAACACTGCTTATTATTTAGATCCAGCAAATACAGGTACTTCTTTATTGGTCGCTGGTAATGTAGGTATAGGTACAACAAGTCCTACTGTAAAATTAGATATTGCCAGTACACAAGCCAATGGTATTGTAATGCGTTATGATACTGGTACAGCTTATCAAGCTTGGATAAGACCATATTGGAATAGTGGTACTGATACCAGAATTGATTTTGCTATTAATAGAACTGCTAACGTAACCCCCGAGGTTATTATGTCTGTTGGTTATGGTAGTAACGTTGGTATAGGCACAACAGGACCTAGTTTTAAATTAGATGTAAATGGTACAGTTAGAATCGCTAATACTCTTCGTATTGATGGTTTTGATACAAGTAGCGCTCAAAGAGCAATTGGTTTTGGAGGAAATACTCTTGGAACAAATGGAGTAATATATTCAAATGGAAGTTATATATCAATAAGTGCTGCAACTAACCAACCATTATATTTAAATAGTGATACAAATGGTAATATTTTAATAAGTGGTACTAGTAGTGTCGGTATAGGTACAGCAAGTCCATCACAAAAATTACATGTTGTTGGAACTGGATTTGCCACAAGTGATTTTCGTGCGCCTATATTTTATGATAGTAATGATACAGCTTATTATGTTGATCCCGCTAGTAATTCTCGATTATTAAATCTTGGTTTAGGAAACGTAACTCCAGATTTAAGACTAAGCGTAAGCGGTGATGCTCAATTAAGTGGAATTCTTTATTTGGGCGGAACGGCTGGATCATATAATAGTTGGGGATCTAGAACTTATACAACTTCAGGAGTTTTGTATAATAATTCAAGCAGCGTAGAGTTTAATAATTATGGTTATGGTTCAACATGGACATTTACTCTTGGTGGTGGAAATGCCACATCGTCTGGTTCATTTCGTGCGCCGATATTTTACGATAATGATAATACTGCGTATTATGCAAATCCAAGTGGCGCATCAATTTTTAATGGATTAAAATTAGTCAGTTCTGGTAACGAAGTTAGTGGTTCAGACTATAGTTTATGGATACAAGGAGGCAATGAGGACTGGGGTATTGGTATCGATAAATCTGCCAATAATTATGGCATAACTTATAATCTAGCATCAAGTCATACTTATGCAATTCAAGGAAGAAAAAATGGTACTGAGTATTTTAGACTTGGTACGGACATGTTATCTCATGATACTAGATTGCAAGCGCCAATATTCTATGACAGTAATGATACAACTTATTATATTGATGCTGCAAGTACATCTCAGTTAAATCAAGTAGCATCTTATTATTTGAGAAATCTTGCTGGTGTATCAACTGATCATCAATTTGGTTTATATTTTAATAATTCAATAGATACTGCATACGCTATTTATAGAGAAGGTGGAGCTTGGACAAATCCATATCCAGATTTAAGAATTGCATTCCATACAGGCATAAAATTGGGCGCAAATGCTGGTTACAATGGTATAAGATTTTATAATGATTATGATATGACTACTCAAGTCATGTCAGTAAATAATAGTGGTGACGGACTGGGAACTAATAATGTTTATGTAAATAACAGTTTGCAAGCAGGCAGCAGCTTAAGGTCTCCAATTTATTATGATTCTGATAATACAGCATATTATATTAATGCAGCAAGTACATCTAGTTTAAATGCTTTAAATCTTGCTGATTATGTTGATGTTGGCACATATATTTATCTAAGAAATAATCTTAGAATGTTGAATAGTGGTGCTAACGGTTGGTTAGAAACAATTGTTAGAAATTCAGGAAATCCTTATTTTCAAAATAGTATTGATGGAGGAACTTTCTTAGCTTCTGATGTTAGTGAAAATAATAATTGGTTGTTTCAAGAAGCAGCAAGAGGTTGGGGTCTTTTCTATTTTAATAAAGGAACACAATCTGGACAAACTTTTGGTAATTATACAACAATTGGTGCAGAAACATTCATTGTAGGTCAAGGAAATGGCACAACAATGCCTAGTACTTGGACAGGTTATAACGCTTCAAGCAAAGTTGCAATAATGTTATCAAATTACACCGGATATATTTGGGCGAATGATACAATATTTTCTGCTACAGGATTAAGAGCGCCAATATTTTATGACAGTAATGATACAACATATTACATTGATCCTGCATCTACATCAAGAATAGTTGCTTTATGGGTTCGTGGATCAAGCGAAACTGTTGGTAATATTTATGTTGGTGGTACTGCTGCTGGTGATAGATTGAATATAAATTTCGATCAGATTTGGACTCCAAATGGTAACTTGCATTTGCAATATAGTGGAGGAGGAAATATTGACATGAATTTTGGAGGAGGTCATGCATTTAGCAGAACTTCTTTACGCGCACCAATTTTTTATGATTATAATAACACAGCTTATTATACTGATCCAGCAAGTACATCAGTATTAAATAGATTAACAATCGATGGCGGCAATTATGCATTCGATTATTTTCAATCGTTGAGTGACTTTACTAGTGGTACTTTAGTCACGACAGATATTCCAGCTACTGCTGCCGAAGGTGAATCTTTTGTGATGAACGTTGTAGGTAAGAGTTATAGTGGAAGTACATCACCATTTAATTTTAGTGTTCAAGGTTATTTATATAGCAGTACCATTATAAATTTCTCAGGTTTGAGTTTGGATTCGACTGCGTTAAGTACAGTTAAAATATTTGAAAATGGCGGCGTACTTTGTTTCTGGTGGCCAACGATTACTTATTGGAATGCTTTTGAAGTAAGCGTAAGAGCTTATAATAACGCAAAGAATAATTATAATAGAGTCACAAATATTACTAACAGTGTTGAACCAACAGGAACTAAAAAAGTAACAGTTACTTTGCAAAGATTCATGAGAGCAGATGTTTCTGCTACTAATAGCGTTGATCTAAGAGCGCCAATTTTCTATGATTCTAATGATACGACTTATTATACAGATCCATCAAGTTTATCTAATATTTTAGAGTTAAAAACAAATAAAAATTGGTACGACAGTAGCGCAAGTGCTTGGGGTGGTGGTATCAATATGGGAGGAAATAATCCAAGCATTGGATTCCAAAGCACGGCTTCAACTTGGTGGTATATGTTGCATCACTCAAGCAGTAATATAAATTTTTATAGAAGAAGTACGAGTGGTTCTTGGAATCACGATGGTATCTGGGATAGTTCTGGAAATCTTATTTGGCAAGGATCATCAGTTCGCGCACCAATTTTCTACGATCAAAATAATACAGCTTATTATATAGATGCTGCAAGCACATCTAATTTCAATGATTTGTATTTAGATGGAGATTTAAGAATGAACGGCTCAGATAGTTATATCTGGATGCCTAATAATAATACTCTTTCAACAGGGTTTTTTGATCCAGTTACGAGTTTAGTTCCACTTCAATTACATGGACCAAGTGATGGTATTTACATTGGTAATAGTGCATGGATTAGTTATAATACTGCAAATAATAATAGTTATAATGAAAATATAAGATTGTTTGCTGCGTCGAATGGGGTTTCTACAATTGCTTTTAGAGCGTCTGGAGCAAGTGGTGAACCTACTAATAGTATATTAGGATTTTCTGATAGATTTGAAATAAGACAGGCAGGGCAATGGCAATTAAGAAGTTATGCTAACTATATCGAAGCCTATGGTAGTTCACGCGCACCAATATTTTATGACAGCAATAACACTGCTTATTATACTGACCCAGCCAGTACTTCAGTATTAAATAGAATTGATTTACCATCAGGTTCAGCAACTATAAATACAACAACACCGGGACAAACAGTTTATCAATTAAACTTTACTGGTCAATCGACTAATGATAATGCTCAAGCGATTACTTGGGGTTGGTCAACATCAGGAGCGCAAGCTGGTATTTATGTTCAATCATCAGGAGGTTATGGCACAAAAATGTACATAGCCACCACAGATTCTTTTGCAACAGGATCAAAAACCGCTTTAACAATTGATCATACTGGTATTGTAACTACTAATCGTAATTATCTACAAGCTAGTGGATCTCTTCGTGCGCCACTGTTCTACGATTCTGATAATACTGCTTATTATTTAGATCCTGTAGGAACAAGCCGTTTAACAAATTTAAATGTTAATGAATATTATGCAATTGGTTGGTTTAGAAATAGTACTAATGGTAATGGTTTATATAATGAAGCAACTACTCAACATTTTTATTCTGATGATGTTAGTTATTGGAACGTCGCAAGCTCTTCGGGCGCACAAGGCATAAGATTAAGAACTGGCGGTCATGCTGGTACTATTCGTGGATATTTTTATGCAGATACTGCTAATGACGTTGGTTTATTAAATAATGCTGGAAATTGGAGAATAAGAATAGTTGGTGGTGATTATACATTATTTGATGGTTCATCAATAAGAGCGCAAACATTTTTAGATAGCAATAATACTGCTTTTTATTGCGATCCTGCCAGCACAAGTAATTTAAATGTTTTAAATATTATAGACGGTACTGTTGAATTATATGAATCTCAAACTGTTGATATGTCTAATACAACGACATATAGCACAAGCAATTATTATCCAGTAACAATAAGTGTCCCAACCGAAGGTTGCATAATACAAATTCAAAATAATCTAAACTCAAATGTTCCTTCTTGGGCTACTCATGGTAGCGGATTTACTTTGAATCTAAAATGGAGAACAAATGGTTCTGGTTGGGGAACAACAGAAGTTAGAAGATATATAGAACAATATCATGAAAGATTTGCTAATCAAACTATTTGCGGCGGTATCACACAGATGGGCAATAGTAGTACAGAAGTTGTTTGGTTAAGAGGTGGCGGTCAATATCTTTTTAAATTTAGTAGAAATCTTAGTGCAACTGCTCAATCAGCAACTTACACAGTAAATAGTCAAAGCGTAACGCCAACTTCCACTGCTCAAAATACAGTTTGGAATTCATATGGCGGTTATGAATTAAAATATAATAATGCAACAGTGTCTACAGATAATATGTATACGCCTGTATTATATGATTATAATAATAGTGCTTATTACGTTGATCCATCAAGCACAAGTAATTTGGTTGGTTTGACTGTTGCAAATACAATTACTGGAAGCATCACAGGCAATGCTGGTGGAAGTTCCGCTTCTTGTACTGGTAATGCCGCTACAGCAACTACTTTACAAACAGCGAGAAATATTAATGGCACAAGCTTCAACGGCAGCGCCGCAATCACAACTGCTACTTGGGGAACAGCAAGAACAATAACCATTGGTTCAACAGGTAAATCAGTAGATGGTAGCGCAAACGTTTCTTGGAGTCTTGCTGAGTTAGGTGCTGCCGCAACTAACCAAACAATGTTTATTGGTACAACATCAGTTGCAATTAATAGATCATCCGCAAGTCAAACATTAACAGGAATAAGCATTGATGGTAACGCTGCTACTGTAACAAACGGTGTTTATACTAATGCTAGTAATACATTAACTGGAGTAAATTATTTTAGATCTGATAAAGGCTCTATATCTACAGTTGGAACTAATAATACTTACGCTTTGCAAGCATTTTCAAATGACGCTGGTGCAGCAGGTATGTCATTCCATCGTGGAGGATATTATGCTGTTAATATGGGATTAGATCCAGATAATATAATGCGTATTGGTGGCTGGAGTGCATCAGCTAATCGTTGGGAATTAGATATGTCAGGAAACAATTGGGTCGCTTCTTCTTTTAGAGCGCCAATTTTCTACGATTCTAATGATACGAATTATTATGTTGATGCTGCTTCAACTAGTAATTTATTATTAGTAAAAACAAGAAATACTTTTGGAGAAAGAGTCGCTGTTACTGCTGCCGCAACAACAACAATTAATACTCAGTATAATTTGACAGAATTAACAATGTCCGCTTCAATAACAACATTAACATTATCAAATATTCAATCAAGTGGTACTGTTCATATGTGGACAATTGTTACAGTAGGAAATGGTACAGCTTATTCAATAGCATGGCCAGCCGCCGTTAAATGGCCTAGTGGTGCTGGTCCAAATGTAACAGGAACAAATACTAAACGCGATATTTATCAATTTGTTACTTATGATGGTGGCACAACTATTTATGCAATTATCGTAGCTCAAAATCTATAATAATATGATTAAATTATTAGGACCGAGTAGAACAACAAATCCGCCGCCTTCAAGCGGCGGAACTCAAGTAACAGGATTTAGTTCTGCATATTTTTTATTTGGAGATCCAACTGGAACAAATGTTGGAGTTGGATATAATAGAACTATATCTTTTAGCACAGACAGCGAATCTACAAGAACAGCCAATACTGGTCCAAGAATATCTCAGGGAGCAGGAGGTTTTAGTTCTACAAATATTTATCATATAAATGGTTTTCAATCTGGTTTGATTACCGTAAAAAATAAAATTCTTGCTTCAAGCGATGTGCAAAGTACAGCAGTTATTTCTTTTACCGTAGAAAGAAGAGGAGCTACAAATAATTTACCAACCATAGTAGCATCTCGTTTTTATTTTATGGGTGGTTATAGTGACTCTCTAGCTCAATATAGAGCTGATACGACTTACATAACAACATCAACTGATACAGCAACAAATACAACAGCTATTACCGCTGCTGGTCACCTTGGAGCAGGTATGTATCAGAGCAATAATGCTTATCTTTTAGGAGGATATAATTCATCAGGCGCAACAACAAGTGCAATAAATAAGTATGCAATGAATACAGATACTCCATCTAGTACAAGTATGAGTGAAACAGCAAACAATGCACAAAGTTATGCTATTTCTAATTCTTCTTGGGGATATAGAGCAAATGGTCTATCAGTAGGAAGTACTAATAATAGAAAATTAACATATTCGACAGAAACTACTGCTGCTGGAACTAATAGTCCAGAAAGTAGTTTACAATTATTCCAAGGAGTGGCGAGTGCAACAGCAACTGTTGGATATATTTGGACTGGTTATAGAAATTTTACATTAAATAGAGCATATCATAAATTAACTTTTTCTACAGAAACTTGGACCAATAATAGTTATACAACAGGTGATACAAATTCTGGGTGGATAACTAGCGGAAGCGGCGCATAATATATATGGACAATATTCTAGACATTAAACTAAAAGAGTTCTCTGATAAGTTCGATCTTGGTAAAATAGATTTTTCTAAATATACTGCTGGTCGCACTTCTTTTCAGTTAGAAAGATTCGTTATGCAAGAGCATGATTTGCCAGAAAGAAAGTTTCTGCAATTGATGATGGAGCTTAAATCTATGCGTGATGGATTCATTGGTGACGTATTTGAAATAGAAAAGATGAAAATAGAAATAAAGAGATTACTTGCCAAGAACGATGAAGTTGACACTCTTGAAGCCATGAAGAAACAATATTTCATGAGACAGTTGGAAGAAAATATGATCTTCAGAGAGCGCGAAATTAAAACTATTGTTCAATTAATAAATAGCTTGCCCAAAATTTACACATATGATGAAATTGAAGCCGCCGAAGCTCGTTACTGGGAATGCCGTTTAACTCGTCAAGCTTTTGAAGACATGGCGAGCGCACAGACTGGAATCAATCAAGGAAACATTCGCGCAAATATTCAAGCAGGAACAACAATGGCTCCTAATCTGTTAGATTTTAAACAATCATTATTAAATAACTTTATCAATCCACAAATAACATATATAAAATAATATGGATAAAAAATACGTTTTAGTAGTAAATAATCATATAGTTTCTACGCCAGCGCCGCTTCCCATAAGTTATAAAAACATATCTAATATTTTTGTATTGCCTGACGATAAATTGGCTGATTTGTCATGGTCTGGAAACGACGAAGGATTCTGGGTTGTAAACAGTGATCCGTTTCCAACAATTAATATTCATCAAAAAATAGAAACATCATGGACACTCAACATTCAAAATAAAACATGCCAAGAAAGTTATACTGTAGTTGACGTTACGCCATCAGAAGAAGAAATAAGAATCAATAGAATCAAATCTAGCATAAGAATGACTAGAGATCAGTATCTTCTTTTAACTGATTTTACGCAATTAAGTGATGCGCCAATCTCTGATATTGCTAAAAATGATTTTAAAACTTTTAGACAACAGTTGAGAAGTATGCTTGACATACCTGATGTCACTCAAGCAGTTTGGCCTACGATTCCAACTTCTGCTCCTAACATTTCTTTGCCGCCATTTCCTCCAATGCCAAGCTTTAATGGTTAAGCTTTTTTTATATAATAGTCATGGGTTATTCTTATGACTATTATGTACAAACTTGTTTAATGTTGCGGCAGAATGGATTTTATCCAAAAAGAATATTAGATATTGGCGCAAGCGTCTGTCAAACGGCAGACGTTATGCATGATGTTTGGCGTGTTGCTGATATTGTTCTTTTTGAAGGCAACAAAGAATGCGAGCCTTTGTACAAAACAAAAGATTATGCTTATCATATTAAATTACTTGGTAAAGAAAACGGCATCGCTAAATTCTATAAAACAAAATGGAGTCCCATTTGTTCAGGCAATTCTATATACAAAGAAAACTCGTCAACTTACAATGAAGAAAACTTGATAGTCGAAGAGTTGCCGATTTATAAACTAGATGATTGCGTTAATGGCATTTTTGATCTAATAAAAATTGATACTCAAGGTAGTGAATTAGATATCATCAACGGTGGATTGCGAACTTTCTTAAATACCAAAGTAGTTATCGCAGAAGTATCTTTAACTAATTACAATGAAGGCGGCTGCACGAAGCAACAGATTGTTGATAAAATGATTAGTCTAAAATTTGATTTAGTATCTATAATAGAATCAGTAGTAAATGAAAATAAAGAACTGATCGCTGAAAGTTTATTATTTATTAAACCTTAAATATCTAAAATCTTCTTCCACCATTTGATAACCATTTGCGGACGAAAGTTTCTTGGGTTTTGTTGAGTTGGAGTGTAGTTCTTAAAATAGTTTATATAATTATGCATGTCAGAAGTCAAACTATTATTATTTATTAATTCTGGCAACGATCCTAGACCGTTGAGTCCATAAACATATGGTGTTGTTTGCAAAATATCAGCAAGAACAACGCTAATCCCAAAAGTTTCGGGCATATTATTTACATAAAACATGCCTTTGCATTTTGCCATAAGCTCAACGACTTCTTTAAAATTCAACGTGCCAATATAATTGACATTATAATTTACATCGGTAATATCATTTTTTGGATTATCATATCCCGGCAAACATACATTTAAGACATCAGTGCCAGATAATATTTTTTCGTCTTTTAAGTATTTCCACATCTGCAAAGTATATGGATATCCTTTCATCAAGCTACTCGCATATATATAATTTTTCTTATTTTGTGGAATTGGATAGTCGTATACCCAATCAGGAATCATGAAATAAATAATATGCTTGTTCCAATGAGCAGGAAACAAACCGTCTTGAAATTTACTGAGAGTAATTAAAGATAACTTCTTTTCCTCAAATAGTTTGTAGAATTTTAGATTGTGAACGCCATTAAGATCGGTTGCCCACATGAAAGCTTTTTTATGGGCGATCTTTGGGATGTCGCTGTATCTATGAATTATTAAGTTCTTGCATTTTACCTTATATTTATTTACTAAAACATTTGGTAAATATAATACATTATTTATATACGTTTCTTTTTCGCAATTGTTGAAGCAGATAACTTTATATCCTTCTTTCGCCAACTCTTCAAGAAGAAGAATAGCTTGAAATTCGCTGCCGCCCATGCCTTTTTCATGCATGGTGTTGCCAGTATAAGACATTCCGATACTGTCAAATAAAATTACATCTGCGAAAATTTCGTTCATACAAGAACTTTAAAATCGTCATCTGGATCACTCTTTGCAAAATATCTAGAAATGTCTGTTACTGGTTGTGGATTGAAAGTTTCTTGTTTCTTGAAAGAATTAATCCATTTACCTACGTCACCGACAAATGTCTTCGTACCCGTGTGCGAGCAGGTAATCTTTGTGTCAAGGTAAACGCTGTTTCCAAGATTGCGCCACTTTTTGCACATATAAATGTCTTCGCTGATAAGATCGCCGTCTTCGCATACGACTTCGAATACCATGCGTGTGTCGCCCTTTTCAGATGTGTAAGGTTTTGAGATTTCCCAAAGAGCTTCCATAGCCTTGCGGGAGATTTTCATGAAGCCACAGCCAAGTCCAGCAACTTCCAAAAGACCATCTTTATCGATGCTTAGATTTAGTTTGCTGTTATCTTTGTCGAGAGCTTTTACTACATAAAGTTCTTCGTTGTCGCTCTTCTTTCTATAGCTGCCGCCAATCAAATCTTTGTCGCTATTTACTAGTTTATAAAAGTCTAATGGATTCCAACCGACATCACCATCAATAAAAAACAATACATCAATATCGTTGCTGTAAGCTAGTTTAAATAAATCATTTCGGGCGCGTTGAATAAGAGAGTCGTAGCAGATAAATAATGGAAAAACTTCTACGTTATTCTTTTCTGCTAAAGATAGAGTGTTTAGAAGTGAGTCGATGTAATAAACATCAAGTTTGCCGTCGTATGATGGAGTTGCGATTAAAACTTTCTTTTTATCAGCCATAAAAAAACCTCAAGAACGATATGTCCTTGAGGTATTTTATGTTTTTTATTTGTAGTTTTCTACTTGTATTATCGGGTTAAAGCAGGTGGATATTCACCAGTAACAAGAGTAACTACAGCAGAAGCTAGTTGCGCGTCAGTCCATTGACCAGCCTGATCGTAAGTGTCGCCAGACCAAACGGTATACCAATTGTGAGCGTAAGGATTGGTAGATATTTTTACCAAGCTCTTTACGGTCTTGCCAACTGGATCATCAGTTGTTTGGAGGATTTCGATTTGGCTGCTATTGGCAGCTTGTTGGATTTCTACTGCATTTGGTAGATTAATAATTGGGAATACTGGATCGCTCATATTTTGTATATATTTTTACACTATTTTTATATCTATAGAAATTAATAATCGTAGCTAAAAGCTTTGTAGAACCAAGAAAATCTATTGTAAATGTTATCGCAGTTCTGCTTACCTAACACATCGATATAATCATTTGGAACGGGCTTGATAACTTTTTGGATTGTATGATCGCCAAAAGGAATGTGCATACGATCATCTTCAAAAGTCTTTTGTTCGACATTGTTAAAGTCATGTTGATAAAATGGCAATTCAAGATATTCATAAACTCGCTGCATTTCACGTTGAGGATTGGCGGCAAAGTTTTCAAACTTAATAAATAAACACTTTTTACTTAACTTACGCATAATTGTGTCGTATAATACATCCATGCTTACTGCAAGTGGCGGCGCTTGCAATAAAAAGTAATCGATTCTCTTGTCTACAGTTGTGTTACGAAGTTCGTTCCAATTCTGAAGGCCAGCGTCTATATTTTGGTGTTGTCGCCACTTCTTTTCCATGCTTGCAACTACCGCTCGCAAGTCTCGCACCATAACAATCACCTTTGGATCTGGATAATACCAGTTTAAAAAGTCATAAGTCACGCTCCAGCCTCTACTCTTGTCAATAACATATTTCTTGTCAGTGATGGCGTTGAAGTATGCGAACATACCTTCTTTGCAAAGAGCTTTAAACGCTGGTTCAACAACATTGATATCTTGAGCCTTAAATTCTATATTTGTAGAATATATATTTCTGGCATTAAGAAAGATTTCGATCAACCCACTTGTTGGTGTGGCGTAAAAATCAGGATTTTGGGCTAGTACGTTTTGTAATAATGTCGAACCTGCTCTCGGCAAAGAGCATTGAAAAAATATCTTTTCAACCATAACATATATTATGTCAGTTGGTTCGTTTTTAAAGGTGTTAATCATGGGTTTACCGGGATCTGGTAAAACTACATTAGCAGCAGATTTGTTTTATCTTTTAAGTAGTAATTATAAGTGCCATTGGTTAAATGCAGACAAAGTTCGTGAACAATTCAATGACTGGGACTTCAGCGAAGCTGGTCGCGAACGCCAAGCCAAAAGAATGAAAGATTTGGCCGATATGTATGGTCAATATAACGAAATAATTATTTGCGATTTCGTATGTCCGTTACAGAAAACTAGAGATCAGTTTAATCCTGATTATATAATTTTTATGAATACTATTGAAGAATCAAGATACGAAGATACGAACAAGGTATTCGAACCGCCGAAAAAGTTTGATGTCGAAGTCAAAAGCAAGAACAGCAACTATTATTCTAAAATGATCTACAACGAAATAGTTCATAAAATGAATAAAAAAGTGTAAGTATAATATATGGTAGCTTATAGTGTACATGATTTAGCTGATGAAATATTCGGAAACGAATTTGAGTATGACAGTGGATATGCTCAATTTTATTATATTTCAGGTTGGCTTGCCAACAACGTTGGTATGTTGAATACAAAAATATATAGTCAATTTTCTGTAGAAGGAGCTAATTTCGTTCCAACTGGGACTTTTCAACAAGAAGAAAGAGCTATATATAAGCAAATGTATCTTTATGAGTTTTATACAAAAAAGACTCGTCAGGTTTTGCGCGGAGTTGATTCAAGTGTTGATTTCGTAACTTTGCGCGAAGGCGATACAATGATCACTCGCACAAATAAAAACGAACTAGCTAAAACATATCGTGGATTAGCTAATGATGCTAGAGATGAGATGGAAAAATTAGTTACCAGTTATAATATTTATCGTTCTGCGCCAGTTCAAGTTGCTGGCGAAGATGGTTCGCCAATATTTACTGGATCAGGATATTTCTATTATCCTTATGGATATGGAAATCCTTAATAGATAAAAAAGAACCCCAGTCTTTCGACTGGGGTTTTTTATTTTATTTTATATATTAACCTACCTTGCCAGTTCCAAGCTTGAAGAAGCCTGAAGTGATGGAGTCGAGATAGTTTTGATAGCTACCAGACATGAACAAACCAGCGGTTGTATCATTAGCGCCACCGATTTGAACAGAATATGTTAGATCAACGGTTTGGTTATCTCCAAGATTTTCTGAATATGTTTCTGATTGTAATATAGCGCTTTTAATTTCATATCTGATTTTATTAACGCTATTGCTGTCTTTTAGAACAATAGATAGATCGTTGGTTTGGCTAACTAGCGCATCAAATAGATTCTTATCTTGCAATTCTGAAACGATAGCGCTTATGGTAACATCCATGTTGATAGGAACATCAACAACTCTTGCGAAACCAAATGTATTTCCAAGACGTTGTAGAATTGTTCTGCTTAGAGGAAGTGTGAAACTAAATGATTGAATATGAGCATCAGAAAGTTTTGTCATACCACGGCTTGTTCCAAGTGAAAGAACGATATCTCCTGGTCTCAAAGCGCTAACTGTGCTAACACCAGTTGTAAATCCAGTGAAATTAACACCAGCGGCGGCACCAATTGATCCAGTGAAATTTCTACTATAATCAAGTTTATAAGAGTTTCCAATGTTAGTTAACTTTGATGCTGGTTGAGCAAAAAGATCGATAGCAGGACTGTTTCCTGTTATTGTTACTATATTAGCTCCTACATGGCTTTCAGCTGGAGCGTTAATAGTAGTTAAAGAAACGGGAACTTCAGTTGCATCAGATTTAATATTAAAAGCTTCAACTGTTACAGAAGCTGTTGGAATAGCTCCAACACTAGCTTCGAAACTATATTCGCTAATAAATCCATTTCCAATTCCAACTATTGTTGATGAGGGTGCCAAGGTTCCGCCAACTACGTCTTCGCCTTCGTCTACAGTTAAAATATAATAGTTGTTTCCTTGTAGATCTGCTAGTAATCCAGAAATAGCTTGAGCGCTATTAACAATATTACTGTCGGTAACGCCTGTAATATTAAAACCCATCAATCTTTCATTATAACCATCAGTTACATAATATGAAAAATCTAAGCCTACAGTTGGAGCTTCCATAACGACAGAATCAATACGAGCTAGTTTTCCGAACTCATTGATATCTTGTCTGTTTATTGTGAAGTTAAAATTGCAACTTTGAATACGATCCATTTTTTTCAATAGAGAAATACCAGAAGCTAAAGCTCCAGTATTTTCGGGTTTAGATGGTGAAGCTGTGGGTCCAGTACCAGCAGTATCAACACCACTGACTTGCGTTCCAGTAGAGCTGGGAGCGATAAATAAAGCTTGACTTTGGTAAATTACACGATTTCTTGCCATATGTTTTTTATTTGTTAGTTATTGTTAAAATGTTAATATTTTTTACAGTGATTGGTATTGTTTGTGAAATTATAATCTAGGATATCGATAAGCTTTTACTTCGAAATCTAAAAATCCTATGTGTAATATAGGATTTAATTCTTTTAGAACGCTATCTCGTATTTTTGAAGTTTCAACATGAGATATGAAAAGAGTTTCTGAGTTATAAGCGCTACTTACAGAATTATAGTTGTATCCAGTAGGATATACGCCAGTTTTCAATTCATTAAATTCTCCAAGAGGATGCGCGGTCATTGGAATAAGGCTGAAAATTTCATTATAAGAATCGCCAAAAACACTTAATACACCATCCAATTGATATAGATTTTCGCAGAAAGCTACAACCTTTATAATACATTTAGTTTCATCTTCGCCGCCAAATGCAAAAGCTGTATTATGCGCGGTTTCTAAAGAAGCGAATATACATGGAGTTACAGGATTATATGGAGCTACGCCAGTTTCGGTTACTGTAAATCTGCTGTTGTTGATATATTTACCTTCGATAATTAAATTGTCTTCAGGTTGATCTGTTACATAGCTATTAACTTCTTTCACAGAATATGTACCAGATATATTTAAATTAGTGGAAACTCCGCTATTAAATATAATACGTCCATTATCGAAATCAATTGCCATTCCGCTTGTTCCAGTTGGTCTAAAGATTCCATCGATTGTAAATCCACTGGGTATCGTGGCTCCAGTTATACTTTTATCGTATACCCATTGTTTGAATGGTGAGCTATAAGCGACTTTCCCGTTACCTAATCTGAAATCAGGATTGCTATATAATTTTGTTGTATATGTTTTATAAGCGTCTCCCTTGGTCATTAAAAAATTATCGAACCATAAAAAGAAACTGTTTACTACATTGTGTGAAAAAGTGGGTTTCATATGTTTAATTTATTTAACTGCTTTAATTCTTTATTGAATCTATTTATTAAATCTGATATGTATTTAGAATTCTTGAACATAACTCCTGTTCTAACTTGTTCTATTGTGGTTTGAATACCTAAACCAGAGCGACTGTTCTTAGTTTTTTTTAAATAATATCCAAGACCAGAAATTCCTGTTTCTATTCCTCTTGCCCAGCTTCTTCCAACTGCCCAAGGCATGGGTGTTATTTCAAATATTTGAGCCGCAGTTGGTATATCAAAAATTACTGTTGCATCGACAGATTTATTATTATATAAAATTCTATAGTTTGATTTCTTTAATAATTCTTCGATAGGTCTAATTGGATCAGTTCCTTCATCGAATCCTATAAAAGAATATAAATTAGTTATACCGCCAAGAGTTCCTGATATATTTGTTGCGCTTATTCCGCCTTGGATTTCTTGGGTAATTGGGTGATTCATGAATTCGTCAATGAATTCATCTTTTATTTTATTAAATTCTTGATCAATTATTCTGTTTATTTCTTTTTGATATTCTTTATCAGCTTGCAAATCTTGAAACATTTTTATCCATTCGGGATTCATATCTTATGGATCAGGCTTGAGATACATTGTATAAAATTGATTATCAAATAGACCGTGTGGTCTAAAAGTAGAATTTAAAACGAATCTTTTACCGTCTACATCAAAACGGCGACCATCTTTTATATAATCGTAATCTTCTGCTCTAATTTTAATTCTAACTGAACCAACAACTGCTTCTAATTTAATTTGAGAAGCTAATCCTGATTCGCTCCAATATTTTTTACCAATATCATCATTATATTGAATTCTAACTTTAAATGTCTTGTAAACAGGTGTATTTACATATGAAGTGGTTTGACCAGCAGTATTATATAAAGGGTTAAAGTTAGGATCAGTAATGATTACGATTTGAGAAGCTTCTTTAAAAACAGTGATTTCGCGAGCAAATGTCTCATGAATATCATCAATAACTGCGTTGAGCGCAGTTCTTTCAGAAGCAGAGATAAGATTTGTAGCCATATTTACTTTTACACTGGTTGAAAAACTATAGAATATATATTAGTATAAATAAATTATGTCAAAGTCTCTATATAGTTTCAATATTTTTAAAAATGCCGAGGTCGAAGAAGACAAGACTGAAACGGTAACAAACGAACAAGGTGAGTCAGTTACTCGCACTTATAAAGAAAAGGTAAAGAAACAGATTCCAGTAGAAATAAATATTTTGCAGCCAAATCGAAAACAAATGCAAGAAGCCGATATGGAATTCAGTATTGAAATGAGTAGATGTATTAGAAATGGTATTTTGACAAAAGCAATGTTGCTAAATAAGTATAGCGATACTGGTGGTTTGATTAGCGATGCTGATGCAAAGGTCATGGTTTCTGCTGCTGGAGAAATTGGAGATCTACAAAGTAGACTTACAATTCTTAATTTAAAGCCAGAATCAGAAAGAGACGAAGATTATAAAAAGAAGATTGAGTCTGTAACTTCTGAAATTCTTCAACGTCGTAAGACCCTGATTGAAAAAGAAACTAGTTATATGACTTTGTTTAATCATACTGCTGATATCAAAGCTCAGAACAGAGCTATTCTATGGTATGTACTTAATCTTACTCAATTTAAGGATAATAGTAAGAAAAATGCTGAATTTGAGTGGCTATTTCCAGGTAAAACTTTCGAAGCTAAAGAAGCGGCCATGTTTGATTACGAGGAAAATAAGAATGAAATTTATGAAAAGTGTTATAGTAAGTTAGCTAGTATTATTAGTTATTGGTTCTTTACTAGCAATACTGAAAAAGAAGAGTTCGATAGAATCATTGGAGAAATAGATGGAACAGTCCCAACAGAGTAAATACAAGAAAGCTTTTAGGGATATTAAAAATGGATTCTCTGAAATTAAAGTTTTAGAGAATCTTTTTTATTTAAAGCACTTGTCTTTAGAAGATCAGGTCGATATTGATCAGATCTACGATTATTATTTTGAAGAGGCTAAAAACAGAGGGGTTCCTACAAACGACGAAACTTTGAAACGCTTGATCGAAGAAAAACAGTGGACAAATCGGCAGGAATCTTTAATTAAACAAGAAGAAAATTTAATAGAAAACTTTCAAAAGCAGAAAAAAACATTATATTTAAAATCAGAAATATTAAGAATAAATGCAGATATCGAATCGGCACAAAAAAGATTATACGATTTAAAAAATACTAAAGCAGCTTTTTTTAATAGAACTGCCGAAAGCTATGCTGAAGAAAGAGTTAACGATTTTTATATTCTTAAGTGTTTATATAAAGATAAAAAACTAAGTATGGTCGCTTTTGAAGAAGATCAATTTGATAATATTGATTCAGAAACTCTAACTTGCATCATAAAACAATATTCAGAAGTATATAAAAATATAAATGACAACACGATTCAATATTTAGTTTTACAAGATTTTTTTAATTTATACATGCCTTTTGCAGAAAATCCTACTGAATTCTTTGGTAAATCAGTATGTGAACTTACTTATAATCAAGTAAAATTACTTATTTATGCTAGATTTTTTAAGAATGTATTTCAGCAGAACGATAAAATGCCTCAAGAAATTAAAAATGATCCTGATAAGATTATTGATTATGTCAATGCAAATGAAAATGCTAAAAAAGCTATAGAAAATAAAAATAATAAAGAAAATCAAGCGTCTTCTATCGTTGGAGCAACTTCAGAAGATCTTGAATATATAGGTTTAAAGGCTAAAGGTCAAAAAACTCTTTCTTTGGCTGACGAAGCTAAGAAGAAAGGTGGTTCATTAAGTATGGATGATATGATGAAAATATTCGGATAATCAATAATTTAACGTGTAAATAAGAAATATGGCAGTTCAAATTAATGTCGCGGCCAATCAAGCAGCATTAACAGCTTCTATTCAAGCTGGTGTTCAAGCGTATAATCAAAGATTCGCTCAGAACAACCAAATTAATCTAAGTATTAATCAACGAGGTTTTTCTCAACCACTTGGAAGAATCACCGGAGATGTTAAAGACTTCGAAGCTGCGCTCGCTGCTTCTAATGCTCGCGTTATTGCATTCGGAGCTTCTACTGCTGTTCTTGGAGGTGTAATTCGCAGTTTCAAGGAATTAGCTAATGTAACAATTGAAGTTGAAAAAAATCTTGCAGATATTAATCGCGTATTCGGATTGACTACAAGTCAGTTACAAAAGTTTAGTACAGATTTATTTAATGTAACTAAATTAACAGCTTCTTCATTTGACGATGCTTCTAAAGCTGCTCTTGAATTTTCTCGTCAAGGTTTAAAGGCTGAAGACACTCTTCAAAGAACAAAAGACGCATTGACATTAACTAGATTGGCGGGAATTAGCACTGCAAATGCTGTTGATGCATTGACATCTACCGTAAACGGATTCGCTTCAACTGGAATTTCTACGACTCAAATTTTAAATAAGCTAGTTGCTGTTGAACAAGATTATGCTGTAGGCGCTGGAGATTTGGCCGAAGCTTTGTCTCGTACAGGACAAGCGGCGCAAGAAGCAGGTGTTAGTCTTGATCAATTGAACGCATTGGTCACTTCAGCTCAACAAAGTACAGCAAGAGGTGGCGCGGTAATTGGTAACGCATTAAAAACAATTTTTACTCGCTTACAACGTACTGATACTTTAGATCAATTAGAAGCTTTTAATATTTCTGTAAGAGACGTTCAAGGTAATATCTTACCAGCCGTCCAAATATTACAAAACTTTGCTGGAGCTTATAAAGGTTTAGCTGATGCTCAAAGAGCGCAATTGTCAGAACAAGTTGCAGGTGTTTATCAAGTTAACATCTTAAAAGCAATTGTTAATGATTTAAATAAATCACAAGGCACATATGCTGGAGCTTTACAAAGAGGCGCAGCGGCAACAAATGAAGCCGAAGTAGCAACTGCAAAATTGAATCAAACTCTTGATGCTTTATTAAAGCAAACTGCAACTTCTACTCAACAATTAGCAAATAACATTGGTAAAGTAACATTCGAACCATTGGCTAAGTATGGAACTGAGCAATTAAAATCTTTTATTGAATCATTGAATGAAGTTCTCGAAGGAGAAGGAGTTGGTTCTACTTTTGCGAATGGTTTATTAAAAGGTATTCGTAATGTAATAGCTGGTCCCGGTGCTATCGCAGCTTTCTTTACGCTTTTTAAGTTAATACAAAATTCTTTTACTTATCTTAGTCAGGCTTTACCTCAGATTGCTGGTATAACAACTGAAACACAAAATAGAAAAAACATCGAACAATCTATTTTGCAAATCATGCAGCAACAAGGGCCTGTTTCTCAGGCTCTTGCTGGTACAATGGGTAATCAAGCTGCGCAAGCTCAATTGTTACTTCAGTTGGCTAGACAACAAACAGCAGAGTATCAAATGCAAACTACTCTGGCCAAACAACTAGCTGTTCAATTGGCTGGACAAGGAGTAAGAGTTAAAGGTTCTGGTGGATTGCAAGTTACTCGCGCAGGTGGATATATTCCAAATGCAACAAAGATGGCTGAAGTTGTTGGCGCACAAGCTGGTGGTTATACTCCCGGCAGAGTTGTTTCGTCTCCTGTTGGTGGAGTAATGAATACTGCGGAAGATGTTAAATATATTCCCGGTTTCGCTCAACCTTTTATTAATCCTCCTGCGAATTCAAAAGCTGGTCGCGCACATAGACAAAAAGCTATAAGTAGAACAGGTGTTGATCCATATATGTATGGTGGATTTATACCTAACTTTTCAAATCCAAAAGATGTTATAAATAAAAGTTATACTGGTCCTTTACATTTATTACAAATTCATAGTTTAGATGAAAAAGAAGAGATTCAAAAAGTTGCTGATCTTGAAACCGAGATTACTAAACGCGGAAAAAAACAAGTAATTAATGACAAAATAACTGGATTTGGTATCAAATATGTTACAGAAGAAATTAAAGGAAAAAGCAATTCTGATTATAGAAAAGAAGCCGCAGATTTAGCTTTATCTGGGGACATTGAAGCAATCAAAAAATCAATGCCTAAAACGAAGGGATCTAGTTTTAATGCGACACAATGGCGCGACAATTTAAAAGACTTAAATGATAAAGGAATAAATTTATATTTATCTAATATTGAAAATCTTTCCAGATTAAAAAATGCGGTTCCATCTTTAATAACTGGTAAAACAGTTGAGTTTGGAAGACAGTTTACGGGTTTATTGAACGCTTTATCTGGTGAAGCTTTTGAAAAAGATATAGCTAAACAAAAGAAAAAGCTTTTCGCTAGATCTGAAAAAAGCAATGCAAGACTTGATTTCGAATCTTTAAATCAATCATATTCAGGTGGGGAAGCTAAATTGGGCGGTATAACACTTGGAAATTTAGTTGCAAAAGCAATAGAATCAACTGGGCGAAAATACGACAATGGTGATGAAGATAAAATTGCTTTCAGCAAACCAATAAAATTATTTGTTCCTGAAAAACACAAATTATTAAATAAAGGTTTTATTCCTAACTTCGCTCCTCCTACAAGCGCAATAAGAATTCCTTGGTTTAAAAAATTTGGTAATCCTGCTTTTGATGCTATTCAACCTGCTTTGGGAATATCTAAAGCAAGTGACGTAGAAACTTTTAGACAAATCAATTTTAAAAGTACTGCTGAAGGCGCAGATGAGGGAGGAGATAGTAATATATTTGCTCCATTATTTGAGGATTTTGCATTTAAAGCGATGCAATTAGTTTCTCAACAAGATGTAAAAGACGATTTAATAAGAGGTTATGTATTACAACCAGGAACAAATCAAAAACAATCAGCATTTGACGGTGCATTAGAAAAACTTGGTATAGGTTTAGAATACAAAGGTTATCCAAAAAAGAATTTAACGGGAAGTATTACTGGAGAATTAACAAGAAAATATAAAACACTATCTAAAACTAATCCCGCAGCAGCTGCAAAATTAAAAGAATTAATTATTGCTTTTAATGAAGTAGGCCATGAAAATCAAATAACTTCAGAATTAGGTAAAAAACTTTTTAGTCCTTTAGCTGGTGTGAGTTATTCTCAAATGGTCAAGAATAGCCCTGATCTTGTAAAAGGATTATCCGCAGAAACAAATAGTTTATTAAATAGTTATGTCAAGAATCCTGCGTTTTTAGCAATGGCTTCTGCAAGTGGTTTCATTCCTAACTTTGCATATAAACAAGAAGTAATGGGCTTAGAAGAAAGCATGAGCGGCAACAAGGCCATTTTCGATACAAAGCCTTTCCCTCATATTAGAAATAGCAGTCAACCAACATTCAGCTCTGCAATTGCTGATCATGGTGGTTTAGGTAATGCATTGAGCGATTCAATGAGAGGACAAAAAGCTGCTGGTTTAATGAGCGGAGGATTCATTCCTAATTTTGTACGCACTCGTCAACGCAATCCTAGAGTATCAGGTAATTTACAATTAGAAACAATGGACCCAAGTGTTATTGGTTCTGCATCTGGATCGCCTATTTTACCAAGTAATTTAAAAAAGAATTTGATTAAATCTGTTAATGATATAATTAAAGAATATTCTGATGGGGCAATAAATCAAGATGAATTAAATAAAAGAATAAAATCTTTAAGCTCAAGATATCAATTAACTCAGCAAAGTGAAGAAAAATTACAAAATTCTGTTAATAAACAAACGGCTGCTATAAATAATAATCAAAGTAAATCTGATAAATTTGCTAAAAGTTTAGCTTCGGCGGGTACTGCTATTTCGATTGCTGGACCTATGCTTGCAGGACAAATTGAACAAATGGCTTTTGGTAATAGAGATAGAACTGATATGACTAGCGGAGAAAGATTTGCTCAATCTGCATTAAGTACAGGTTTAACTGCTGTTACTACAGGCGTTGGTATAGGCGCAAGCTTTGGGCCTATTGGTGCTGCTATTGGTGGTTTAAGTGGATTGTTAATAGGTTTAGCAACTGCAACTGATGCAGCAAAATTATCAATTGAAGATTTAAATAAAATAAATGAAAAATATTTCACCCAGCAATCTCAAAATTTGAGTTCTAGTCAAGAATATATTCAGTCTCAACAACAATTAAATGATTTGATATCTAAAGGAGCAAGCAATGAAGATATTCAAAAAGCTAGTAAAAATTTAGCAGAAAATTTTTCAAAAATAAAAGACGTTAATTTACAGAAAGCTTTTATTGAAACTGGAGGAGATTTGAAAAAAATGGATAAAGTTGTTAAAGAGTTTACCGATAATTTAAATACTCAAAAATTAACTAGAGGAATAATTGCTAGTACTAAAGATCTTTCAGGTTTTTCAAATTATTGGCAAAGTGTTCTTTCCTTTTTTGGAGGAAAAACTTCTTTTGACGTTTCTACAAATTTAGATACAGAAAATATAAATAACTTAATTTCAGCATTATCGCAAATAAATGTTCCTTCTAATAGATTGCAGTTTAAAGGAAAATCACTAGCAAATAGAATTCAAGAGGCTAAAGCAGAATATAGTAAAACTACAGGCGTTCCTGCTGAAAAAGTTGTTCTTGACAATTTAGATGATATTCAAAATCAATTTGCTTCTGAATTTGCACAACAAAATAGTGATTTTATAAACGAATTAACTGAAAAAGCTAAATTTGCAAACGAAGAAGAAAAACAAAAATATAAAGAAAAAATAGGTTCGCTTTTAGCTCGTTATTATGAATTTATAAATCAAGGTTTAAGTGAAAGAGAAATAACTCAAAAAAATGCTTCGATAGTCAGTCGTCTTTCACAAACAGCGGTTCAATCTTTTTCTCAGATTTTTAAAATAATTGAAAATCAATTTAAAGATTTAGCTTTTAATATTGCAATGGATTTTGAAAAAAATAGCGCTAAAAATAGAGTTGAAAACATATTGTTAGATTTCACAACAAATTTTAATGATGAGATGTCTAGTTTTGTATTAAAAAATTTACCTGATCTTGATAAATTTAGATTGGCACCAATAGTCGCAAGACAGAAAAAGGAATCATCTTTTAGAAAATTAAGTTTAGAGTCTTCAGATTTTGAAATAAAACAAGCTAGAGATAGAAGCTTGTTTTTAATGGAAGGCGCTCAAAATTTAACTAAAAATTTTAAAGAACAAATGTTAGATTCAGAACAAAATGCTAAATATTTTCTAGAGAGCATTCTGCCTGATTTAAAACAAGGTAATTATGATGTTAATGTTGGATCTGTAGCTCAAAAAATGTTTGAAAGAAGACAAAAAGATTTAATTGACTATTCTGCTTCTTTAGAGTCAAGAGGTTTAGGGATTACAAGCGTTTCTGGATTAAATGGAAGAAGAGGTGCGCCTTTAGATTTAAATAATCCAGAAATGATAAGATCGTTGCAGACATCTATATCTCAAAGATTAAATATTAAAGATTTAAATCCAAAAGATAGAGAAGATCTTATTAAATTAAATGATAAACTTATTTTAGCTGAAAGAGCTAGCGCATTTTTAAGAAATCAAAACGCTCAAGATGAAATAAATAATGCATTAAAAGTTCAAAATTTAGAAAAAATTAAATTTGATTTAATTGCTGAAAACGCTAGAAAAGAATTTGAATTAAATCAAACTCTTTCTAAAGAAAGAATGAAAGCTCAAGAAATCATGGCCGTGGAAGAAGCTAAAATTCAATCAGAAAATTTGATCAGAACGAAAAGTATGGAAGCTGCGAGCAAGCGTTTAGGATTCGGCGCTGATTTATTTAAAGCGCAGAGAGAAGGTAGAATATCAGATATTGAAAGAAATCTTTCTGATCCAAGATTAGAAGCTGGTTTAGGCGTTAAAGAAATAACTGAAAGAAGAATTAAAGCAGAAAGAGAAATACTAGAAGAAAGAAGAAAAATTGAAGATCAAGCTTTAGCTACTGAAATAGCTCAAGCTCAAATGCAATTATTAGCTGAAATACAAAATACTAATGCGTTAGAACAGTTAACTAAAGCTGTATTAGCAATGACTAGTTCTAATTTAATAACAGATTTAGGAGGTCAAGATCAAATAAATAGGATTGAAGAGTATATTAGAAATCAATTACCCACAGGTCAATTAGGAGAAGCAACATCTATGCGTGATATAAATTTTGATGTTGATAGAGAATTTGGAAAAGGTTCTTATGGTAAATATTTAGCTTACAAGAGAAACGAAGAACAAAGACAGCTTTTAGATAATAATGCTGCCAATATTGCTAATATGAGAGAGCAGTTAAAAAAATCTGGTAACTTTAAAGATGAACAATTAACTTATAATAATTTAGAAAATTTAGCTAAACAAAATCCATTATTTGCAGATCAAGTCCAATTATTAAAAGAACAATATGATAAACGTAAACAAATTTTAGATATACAAAGAAGTAGTGTAGATAAAGATCAAGCTCAAAAAGATGCTTTGGCAAGACTTAATGCTTCTTTTATTGGAAATATGGCTTTAGGTCTTGGAGGGCTAAGAAAAGAAGGAGATGATATGTTCTTAAAATTAGGTAGAGATCTTCCTAGAATGTTTGCAGATGGAATGGTAGATGGAATAAAAGCTGTAATTCGTGAATCAGATAATTTAGGTGACGCTTTAATGGGTATTGCATCAAAATTTCTTGATGAAATAAGCACAACGTTGATGAGATCCGGCATGTATCAAATATTAGGAAGTATAGGAATGGGCATTCCAAGTGTGCAAACAGCTCTTGGAGGTAAACAAAAAGGAGGCGTAATTCGCGCTCAAAATGGAATGTTCGTTTCTGGAACTGGTTCTGGAGATAAATATCCAGCATTACTTGAGAATGGTGAATACGTTTTAAATAGAAGAGCGGTAATGGCGATGGGCGGTCCTGCTGCTCTCGACACTCTTAATTTTAGCATGGCTCCTCGTTTCGCCTCTGGAGGTTCATTTGGATTTGATTTAGCAAGTTCTAAATCCGATGCCGAAAACATTGCAAAAATGGAAAGTCTAATGACTAGCGAAGGTTTAGAAAATAGTCCTTTATATAAAGAATTATCTGATGCTGAAAAACAAAGACGAGAAGAAGATAGAAAAAAGAGATTAGCTAGAAAACAACAAAGAGCGGCTTTGATTGGACAATTTGCTGCTGCTGGTATTACACTTGCTATCGGTGCTGGTTTGAGTAATGTAATGAAAAATACTGAGTTAACTAAATTGCAGAAAATATCCGATAAAATGCAATCAAATCCTTATGGATATAAATTTACAGCCAGTGAAATGAAATTATATAATAAAGGAGTTTCAAAAGGTATGTTGTCTCCTTCTGGTCAATTAATAGGTGCTGGAATGAATACTCCTAGAACAGGTATAAGCAGTGTATTGTCTCCAAAAGCATTTATTGACCCAAGAAGACAAACTGGTGGTTTAATTGGTTCTCGCTTATCCGATACAATTCCCGGTTATATGGAAGGAGGATTATATAGTTCATCAATAGTTAAAAAATATGGAACTGGTATGCAAGGCGGCGGTTCTTCTATAATGGCAGCTGGAAATAATAGCTCTACAGTCAATAATAATACGAATGCTAATAATTCGTTTAATTTTAATACAACGGTTCAAAGAGACGGAACTATAAAAATGGGGGCAAATACTACAAGTTATCAACAACAAGATGTTGAGCTTTCTAAAAACTTAAATGCTAAAATGTATGCTGTAGTTACTGAGGTTATAAGAAAAGAAAAGCAATTTGGTGGTTCGCTAGCAGGAATAAGAAATTAAAATGAAAAGCGCATTACTTAATTACGAAAATATATTTTATTTGAATAATACAACCATTTCTGGAATAACATCTATTAATGGAAGTTATAATATAAATTATGAACCTATTAAAACAATAGGTGTTGGATACAATAAACAAGTAATTGCTGAAGTGCCGGTTGCTAATTTTTCTATTGCTAAATATTTATTATATAATGATCCTTTTTTACCTTTTACTGGAGAAAATGCCAATAAAACTGCTAAATCTTTTAAAGGAAGTATAAACTATAATGGTAAAAAATTAGGTTTTTTATCTGGTTATTTAAATGCTTTTTCTTTATCGTGTTCGGTTGGTGAAGTGCCTTCAACAACAGCGGATATAATAGTTTATGGAGACTTAGGTCCAAGCTTAGATGCGTCAGGTAATTTCAAGCCACCAGAGTTATTCGTGCCACAAGTTAAAGATATCGTATTGACTTGTAGCGGATCTTCTTCAAATAGGATAACTAGTTTTGATTATTCTATAAATTGTCAAAAACAACCAGTATATACTTTGAACCAAAGTGGAATTTCTTTTTCTGGACCAACGGGACCAACGACACCGATTCCAAATTATATTCCAAGCGAAGTATTATTAAATGTTCCAATAGAAATTGATGCTAACTTCACATTAGAAGTAGACGATTATCAAAGCAGATCATTATATAATATATTAACTAATGATACAGATACAAATTTTAATATAGTTATAAAAGGAAAAGTTTTTCAGAACACTTCTTTAGTAACCAGTGATATAGAAGGATTCAATGCAAACAATGGGGTTACAATTTTTAATCAAAGTTTTTCTAATGTTAAACTCGTATCACAGCAATTTAATACATCAGCAGACGATGTTTTAAGTGTAAATTTAAGTTATAAAGGTTATCTAAATAGTTAATATGAGTACACCATTAGCTTCATTTCCAGCAAAACTAGGCTCAAGCGTTGTTTCTAGTGATATATTTTTTATATCAGATTCAACATCCGCAAATAACAATAAGATAACCACCGAAGAGCTTTCAAAAGCTTTCACGGGTTTATACGCACAAACGGCTCAAGGGTTTACAATATTTGAAAATACTGAAAATTATGGTTTATCAATAAGCGGTGCGTATGGTTTTGTCGGCATTAATGATAGAACTCCATTTGTTTCATTAGATGTGGTAGATAATTTAACAGCTACAAATGGTTCGGGTCAAATTAGATTAAGCACCTTAGATTCAGGAAGAAAAATAGCTTTTTCCTTGTCTGATCCAAATGTTTATTATCAATTTAGCAAAAAACCTAATGATACTAAATTATATCTTGAATCTTCTATTAATAGTGGATCGACGTTTACTAATTTATTTGTAGTAGATCAAAGTGGTAATTTTGGTATAACTAATTCTACTGACGCTTTAAGTAATAAGTTCTTAGTAAGTGGTTCATCAGTTCAGTTTCAAAATTCAGGTAATGCAATACTTTTTGATCCATATAACGGAGAAATTAAAACAAGCGCAACAGATGAAGCTTTATTAATAAATTATAATAACATTGGAGATATAAATATAGGTAGAAATGCTGTTTATGTTGATAATAGTTTGAGTGCGCCAAAAATAGGACTTGGACATAATCTTCCAGCATATTTATTGCATCTCAGTGGCATAGGTCAATTAGCTAGATTTCAATCTAGTAACGCTCAGTCTTACGCAAGTTATAAAAATAGTACTGCAACTTCATATTATGGAATGCAGTCTAATAAAATATATTTTGGATCAGAAAGTTCGTTGAGTGAAAAGAATTTAGTATATTCTATTGCAGGTAGCGGATTTCTTGGTTTAGGTACTACAGGGCCTGCTTATAAATTAGACGTTAGAACTACAGATCCTACTGATAGTACACCAGCTTCGTTTCAAAATACGGATACGCAAGGGTATTGTCAAGTAGTTATTGCTTGTAACAAAGCTTTTGGCGGTGGCGATACTGGACCAAGAAATAGTTTAGTTACATTTTCAAGATATGATGCCACTCCTGATACTCAAAAATGGTCTATTGGTAATCTATATAATGATACTACATTTACATCATTAAATGATTATTTTGTTTTTGTAAAAAATGGTTATGGTGGAATCTCTCCTGATGTAGTTGCAAAATTAAGTCCAGCAGGTAGTTTAGATATTGATGGAAGTTATACTAGTAGTGATAGTTATTGTAAAGGGAAATTTATTCAAACATATCAAACTAGAGTAACTGGTTTTGATGTTTATTTTAGCGCAATTAATCCTAATTCTGATATAATTCCAAGCGGAAATAATTATTTACATGCTCCTTTTACAATAACTCCATATGCAGGTTCTGTAGAAAAAGTTTCTATTTTTACTTCCGATACTGATGCATTATCAAGCTCATATAGATTTGAGATATCGGTAATTACTCCAGCTTATAATCCTGCGGTTCCAAGTGAATTTGTTACGGGTTTTTATGTAAGTCCACCAAGTGATCCTGTAGCTTATCCTACTAGTGGTATAATTGGTGCAAGCTATTTTAACACTATAAATCCAAATGTTATATATTCAAAAACTAAAGCAAATATAAGTGGATCAACCAGTTTTAATTTAGGTCAACTTTTACAATTTAGATTATGTGAACCAACTGGCGGTAAAAGCACAGCAGTTGATTTTACAGTAGTTTCAACAATTGCATATACTATAACTTAATGAGTAAATATATAAAATATGAAAACATAGATTTTCGAATTAATAATAATATTTTTTATTCGAAATCTGTGCAGCTTTCATTGAATACTAATATTTCGCCAATTCTTTTATCGGATGGGTCTTTATTAAGATATGCACCAGAAAATACTATCGTTGGATCTTTGGATACAGATTTTTATTTAACTGGATCTTTGCCTTCATTTCTAGAACCAACTTCAAATTTAGAGTCTTCAATTGAATGCATTTTTGCTGGTGTTAAAATAACAGATTGTTATTTAAAATCTATATCTTTTAATGTATCAAATTTTTCACCAATTCTTTTAAAAGCTAACTTTGACTGGTATGGGAAATTAAATTCGACGAATAGTACAACTGATATGCGACCATTTTATTCAAATAGAAATCCTAGCTTATCAGAAATATCACACGCTAATAATACATATTTGATTGATACAAATAAAGTTTTTGGTTTTTCAGAAATATTTAATTTTAATTATTCAGAATCTGTGGATAGAATTCCTTTTTTTGCAAATGATCAGATAACACCTTTTAGAGTTGCTAAAACTAATAAAATGAAATCAATTTCTGTTGAGGGCAATTTTCCAAAAAAATCAAACGTTTTAGAAATACAAGGAACGACAACTAATTGCGAATTATATTTAAAAGATTATAGTTCTAATCTTTTGAAAACTTTTAATATTTCTGGAGTTATCGAATCTCGTTCTTTCAATGTAACAACAGATGGTTTATTACAAAGTTCTTTAGCGATAACACAACGTTTAGCACCACTTAGAAATACATTATGAGTAAATTTTTAGATACGCAATTTTCAGTTACTGGGATTAAAAATTTTTATGCTGGAGCTTCATACGATCAATATGATTTGGTTGATTTTCAGTATTATACTGGTAATGCAATTTATCCAAAAGATTTGTCAGGTCTATTTGCATGGTTTAATTTAGATAATTTAAATAATTTAGAATTTGATAGTTCTGGAAAGATCTCTGCTTGGTATAATTCTGCTCCAGGTCATTCTGCTGAAAATTTATATAATTTTGATACGTCTGATAATACTAGACCGAAATACAGTCAAGATAAAAACGCTGTAGTTTTTGAAGCTAATGCTGATATAGGAACTCTTAATCAATTATATACTCATCCTACTTCTCCAAATTTTTCTGGTTTTTTAACTGGAGATAGATGTTGGTTTATTGTTTATGAATTTGATAGTTTAAGATCAGGTAATTTAACTACTCCTCAAGGTTATTATGCTAATTACGCAACGATAATAAATACAGATGAAAAAAATATTTCAACTGCATCTACTGGTTATTTAGGTGTTTATGGAAATAATTCTGATAATATTATCAACTCTAATGTTTTAGCTAAATCTCAAGAATTTGTTATGGATAGTAATCCAGCAAATTTATATCCGACAGCTTCATCTTTAAATTCAGCTTTTTCTTCAGCAGATTTATTGAATAAAAATATAATTTCCATAGTTAAAAATAACACCACTAATAATTTAATATTAAGAAACAATGGTCAAGAAATTTTAAATATAACAACTACAAATTTTGCAAGTGGTTGCGCTAGCTTAAGAATAGGAACCGCTGGTAATTTTCATGGAGTTGTCCCTGCTGGTGCTGTTTATAATTATGATGCTAGCAATATTTCAATAAATGAAATACTCGGATATAGTGCGCTACCAACAAACGAACAAATAACTGGTTTAGAAAAATATTTATTTAAAAAACATTTTTTAAATTCTGATAATTTATATATAGCTAAAGATGATTTTACAGCTTCGTCTTATCAATACAGTCCGATAAATTTAACTGGCGCTTTAAATCTTACAAAAGATATCGATTTTATTTTTAATAAAACATATGGTTGCTCTGCCAGTTTTTCAACAAAAGCTATAAAAGCAAATTATGGAGACGGTTATTATACAAATGTTATACCAAATATTAATAATATTATTACTAATTTTACTTTGAGTTATAATGGATTGACGGACAAACAGGCAAATTCTTTAATCGGTTTTTTTCAAAACAGTTTTGAATATCAGCCATTAACGCTAACATCTTCTTATGAAAATGTCGAGATAGATTTATTTTATCCTTACAAGGATAATGCAAAAATTTATTTCGAAAACTTAGATCAAAAATGCGTTGATTCAAATATTAATAATATAACAATAAATTGTACGACAGCCTACGATTCAAGCTTAGATTATAAAGGATATTTAGTTACAAATGAAGAAGTTATAAGATTTTTCGATTTCGCTAAAGTTTATAATTATAATGATGTTGTTTATTATAAAAGCTCATCATTAGAAGGTGGTTATTATTGGTTCACGGGACAAAATCCAACTTTAGTAACTTCAGAACAAAGCCCAACAGGATCAAATAGTTTATTTACAAGAGATTTTTATTTTAAACCAGATCTTGATTTTTCTATACCTGTAAAGCCCAGATTTTTAAAAAATGAATATGAGTTAACGTCCGTTACTTTTGAACAAGATGGTATAAATAAAAATATTTTAGATCTTTCTTTAACTTTTAATGGGCGTTCTGATAAAGAAGCTATTGCTATTTTAAAATTTTTAGATGCTCATTGTGGTTTTAAATTGTTTGAATTTATTCTACCAGAACCTTATAATAAAAATATAACTGTTTATTGTCCAGAGTGGAATCACACATATAAATTCAAAGACAATCACGATATATCTGTTAAATTTTTAGAGTTTAAGGGAAAAACCGCTTCTGATATATATTTCAATACTTTACTATCGTTATGACATATACAAATATTACAGGAGTTAACGTGGGAAATTGTTTAACTGGTTTTGGAATTCATTTTCCAGTTACTGTTATAAATGATGGTAATTCTGAAGTTCTTTATTCTTTTGCGGTCACTAATTCTACCAATTTTTCTTTATCTAGTTCTTCAGTTAGTTTATATCCAAGCAATTCTGGCGTATTTGATATCTTTTATAAACCTACAATAGAAGGTTTGGCGCAAGATGAAATTTCTGATATAACTATAAACTCTGTATCGGTTGAAGATAATTCACTTGATCCAAGCGGAGTTATAACAATTAAAGCTACTGGTCGTAGTATCATCAATATAACAGGCGGAAATCCAAGATCATTTAGGGTGGTTGGAAGTTTTTCCGCTAATGATGGTCCAAAATTTAATTTTTATTGGAAACATCCAACTGGAATAACTGGAGATAATTTACATAATTATTTTATTACTGGATATAATTTGCAATTGTCTAGCGATTCAGATTTTGATCCATTGTTATATACAAAAGAAATAAATATCTCATCAAATACAAATTTAAATCCTAAGTATGCTAGTTATTATGGTTTTAATGATGAAGATATTTTCACATCAATAACGAAAAATGATTTATCTTCATTAGCACTAGATACACCTTATTATGCAAGATTATATACATGTACTGTTAATAATACAGGCGTTAGCGTATACGCTTCTGGAGTAAATTCTAAAACTGATGGTTTACCATCAGAAATAGCCGTTGGATATTCTGGGACTCCTATTGCAATAAAAATAGAAAAACAACCACTAAATGTATATATCGAAGCTAATCAATATACATCAATGTATGATTTAGATTCAAAAATATTAAGTTTGGTTGGCAGCAGTGCAGATATGTCTTTTTATTCTGGTATAAATATATATTTACCAGAAAATTCTATTTTTAGATCTGATAATACTGCTTTGCCAGCCATTAAATTAGATGGTGTTTATTTAAATTTTACTGGTTCTACCACTTTGCTGCCTAGTAATGATACTGTTGTTAATATATATGTTCCTACTAGTACGGTTATAGCGGGTCAACATGGGAAAGGTGGTAAAGTTAAATTTAATAATAATATACAAACTAATAAAGCGCAAGGAAATTTTACTTGGGAATATTATAATTTTACGCAAGATATAACTACACAGCAAAATAATACAACTCAAGCTTATAATAACACGAATCAAAAAGAAATATATGATACTTCAAATGGGGGACCAGCTATTTCATTGAAATTACAAAGCAACAATCAAATTCAAGAAATAAGAAAAGATATAAAATATAAAATCCATTCGCAAGTTGGTTCTAGAATTTATTCTGGAGGTGGAGGTACTAAAGCTGGTATTCATATTGTAGGAGGTAATGGGGCTTCATCTTTTCAATTTTTAGGATTTCAATCATCAGATACACAAGATAATTCTATGTATCCAATGTATTTTCCAGTAAATGGAAATTTATCTAACAATAATTTATATATAAATTGGAACGTTTATTATAGAAATAATTTTGGTGGATCTATTAAATCAAGCACTGTGTCTCCTGCTTTTCCTTACTGGGGAGAAGTAGGATTCAATAAAAGCATTTTTTTAAATAGAAAAGCGGATTTAAATAAAGAAACAAATGAATATTTATTTTCTACTGTTATAAATAGCGCTCCACCTGATTTGGGCGTTGATTTTTATGGAGATCAAATTAGTAATTATCGTTATGAATTTTTACCAATAAATAATTTAACTGAAAATCGTCAGCCGGGATACCTTGTCGAATCATTATCAGAAAGTTATGTAAAATTATTTATCGCTAATTCTTCATTTATACCAACTGATTATACTTTTAGATTTGCAAATAATGGACTTACTAGCGCAACAAATTGGACAGGGGGAACATCAGCTAGTCCAAGTTTATATACTTTATCTAGTACTAATGCTGGCGATTATGTTTCTAATTTTGAAAGTTTATCATATAAGGCTTTAAGATTAAAACAAAATAAAGATATTCACATTGATTTTTCGAGTTCAATTAATAAAAATTGCAAAAATTTTGATATGTTTTTTGTTTGCGCTTTCGACAGTATAGCTTTGAATCAAGGAACAAATACTGTTGCAAAATTATTTGACTGGACTTTAACTAGTTCCGCAAATAATACAGTCAAAAATCAAATTTCAGTTTTTAGGCTTACAGAAAATCAGACAACTTATACATCAAAAGATGATCTAATATTTGATTTTAAATTATTGCCATTGGTTAATCAAAAAGACGAATCTTCGATAACAAATTTTGCTTTTACAGGAATAGCTACAAAAGATATTCAAAAAATATCGAAACCTTTGAGTGGAAGTGGAAGTTTTAGACCTTTTATAATAAATATTTCTAGATATTCAGATACTTATTATATTTATGTTAACGGCATTTTATTAAAAACAACAAATTCGTTAGGTGGTCCTAGCAACATATTGTCTTCAACCGCTAATTTAATAACGAATTTAAATTCAACTACATTCAAGTTGATCAATTCATCATCTTTTTATATTAATTATTTTGATATTTTATTTTATAGTAGGACTATAACTGCTTCAGAAAGACAGCAAGTTAATAATTATTTAACTAACTCTTATTTAAATTTATTTGCGGGAAGCCTGGCCACAGAATTAGATCTTAAATCTAATGCGTATGCTTATAGATTACCGAATATTTTTAATTTAGCTGGTAAATCTTAACTTTATGAATACTTTTTTTAAATTAGATAATTATGTCGTTTTAGACCTTTTTGAACTACAGTTAGAAGCTACGGAGGGTTATTTAAGATTTCATGGTTCAAAGAATTTTTCACGCGATATAATTTTTCAGGGTCAAACTTATATTTTTATACCATGTGAATTGTCTAATATAGAATCTTCTTCAAATGGAAAACAATCTAAACCAACAATAAAAATTGCAAATATAAATAATTATATTTCATATATTTTGAAAGATAGATCTGATTTAATTGGAAACGCTTTTAATAGAAAAAAGATTTTGGCTAAAGATTTAGATTCTGAAAATTTTGAAAATGGTATAAATCCATTCGGTATTTCTAATTTTAAAACTCATATCGCTTTTGATGAATTTATTGTAAATTTAAAAAAATTAGAGAATAAAGAACATGTTGAAATTGAATTAGCGACAAAAATTGATTTGCAAAATTTAAACATACCAGCAAGAAAAATAACAAATGATACTTGTTCTTGGTGTTATAGATGTTATGGGTGTAATTATGGAAATACTTCAGATTATGAAGGTCCAGTTGTAATTATATCTCAATATTCACCTAATGCATTACCGAGTAAAGATTATTTTCTATCCTTAAATTCTTATGATGTCGGTATTCCTATAGCAGATGAAAATGATAAAACATTTTTATCTAGTTATAAAGCTAATCTAGCGAATAATTCATATAATTTATCTACATTGAGATATAGTGGTCAATGGTCTCCAACTGCGATTTATAATTCTGGTGATTTTGTTTATTTAGATTATTTGCCCAATGTGTTAACGAATGGAACTAATGCTTCAACCGTCAATCTATCAAACAAATCTAAAAACTTTTATGTTTGTATTGAAAGTGATATTATCAATAAACAACCGGATATGAATACAGATGTATGGAAACAAGATCAATGCTCTAAAACTTTAAGAGGCTGTTTATTAAGATTTCAAGATTATATTGTTAAAGATAGTAATGCAGTATCAAATAAAGCTTTACCTTTTGGTGCATTTCCATCGACATTTCAATATGATAATAAATCCTGAGTTGCTAGATCAAATTAAGTCATATTGCAATAAAAACCCTTCAATTGAAAACTGTGGTTTTATTGTAGAAGATTCTGGGAAATTGTCTTTTGTACCAGTAGATAATAAACACCCTGATTCTATAAATTATTTCGTTGTTTCTCCTAGAGATTATCTTAATATAAAACAAAAATATAAAATAAAATATTTATTTCATAATCATAGATCTGAAGCATCTTTTTCTAATGTAGATATTCATTATCAAAAATATCATGGTATGAATATGTTGTTATATATATTAGATACCGATGAATTTAAAGAAATAAAGTGTAAATAAGTCTATGGTTAATGTTAAATTACATGGTGTTTTTGAGGATTTCATAAAAACAGAATGGAACTTAAATGTTTCTTCTGTATTAGAAGTTTTTGAAGCTATAGAGGCAAATAGTAGTAAATTAATATCAACTTTAGGAACTTTTAATGAATATTTAAGTTATTTTATTATTTATGTAGATGATAAAATTATGCCTCCAGAATATTTGAATTCTCCAATTTTAAAGAAAAATTCTAAAGTTGAGGTTGTTCCTTTTATATTTGGTTCCGCTGAATTAGCTATTGGTATAGCTTTAATGTTAATTGGTACTGGAATTCAAATGTTAATAACAAAATTATTAACACCAAAATCTCCTACAGATGTCAAAACAACTTCTAGATTATTTAGTAATTACGAAAACGTTACGATGAGAAATGTTGCGGTTCCAATAGGATATGGAAGATGTAAAGTTGGATCTATTGTTGTATCTAATAATATATCGTTTTCAATCTATACGGCTTCAAGTTTAAATTCTCAATTATTAGAGTATTATAAAGATTATGTTATTGTAGGAGAAAATTAATATATTTATGAAAATAATACCTTCGCCTTCAATACAAGCTGCTTTTGGTTTATCTTTTACTAATGCAAATCAAAATTTAGAAACTGAATCTTTTTATGATGTTTTAGATTTAGTGTCAGAAGGGCCAATTGAGGGTTTGGTTGATTCAAATGGTCAAACAGTAAATTATATTAACACTAACTCTTCTGATGTTCAAACATTAAGCTATGGTATTTATTACAATGATGTGCCAATAAGAGAAAAAAATACAGATTTATATAATTTTTCTGGTTCTAAAATCTCTTTTACTACTGGCGATCAATCTAAAAATTCTATATCTACAAGCACAGCTATTTATGATTATAAAATTAAACTTTATGATATTTCATTGGGCGCGATTCTTTTGGCATCTAGAAATAATTTTAAATTATCTTCGGTTCCTGTAAAAGCTTGCCCGAATATAAGTTATGATTTTTTTACAGATAAAAACGCTAACACGAATCAAAAGACATATATAGCTTTTAAAAACTATTCTCGTCCGTTTTCGCATTATGTAAAAAATAAATATGCAACTTCTTTAAATTTAAATATTGGTGTTGAAAGTTTATACAATCTTTCAGAAAATGGATCTGTTTTATGTTCTGATCTGCGTCTTATTGTAAACGTTTCCAATTTAACGCAAAAAGAAAATTTTTATCTTTATGTGCAAGGTTCTTTTGTTGCTAAAGGAGGAGCAATTGTTTTACCTTTTGAAATAGTTTTTGAGGAGATAGATAAAAAAATTAATTTATTTCCAGAAATTGTTGTAAATGTTTATAGTTTATCTGAAAAAATAACTTATACTAGCAATCAAAATAGAAATGTTTATGTTGATTCGGTTGTAGAAAAAATAGATTATCCATTTTCTTATCCATATTCCGCTTTATGTAGAAGCGTTGTAAGTTCAAAACATTTTAATAATATACCTACTAGGACATATGACTGCAAACTTTTGAAAATAAAAGTTCCAGAAAACTATGATGGTGAGGCAAGGGAATATGATGGAGATTGGTCAGGTAATTTTAGCAGAACTTTAAAATGGACTAATAATCCAGCATGGATTTTTTATGATCTTTGTATTAATAGTCGCTATGGAATGGCGAAAGGTAAATTAAATGAAACTGATTTGAATAAATGGCAGTTATTATCAATATCTAAATATTGTGATGAACTGGTTAAAACAAATGCTGGTACAAAATATGATCCTGATTATTTTTATTTTGAAAATTCTTTGAGTTATGGAGATTCTGGATTTAATACAATAACTTTTTCTACAGGATTGACAGAAGCTCAACTACAAGAAAAATATCCAATAGGATATACTTTATATATTTATGATTTAAAGAATACTTCAGGCGAGTATATTAATGAAAATTTTAAAAAAGTTATTTTAACAGCTAGAGTTTCATCTAATATTGCTACTTTATTTTTATGTAATGATTTTGGACCAAGAAAAATTTTAGAATCAGATGTTAGTGGGGTTTTATTTTCAACTTTACAGAAAATAATCGCTAATACTCCAACATTTAATGTCGAAAATATAATTAAAAACATAATAGCATCATTTTTTATAAATGCGGCTTCAGGTATAAATCCAAATAATTCGGATACATTGCCGATATCTATTAATCACACGTCCAAACGTATTTTTGAAAAATCTTTAAATGTTAAAAGTGGATATTGTGTTGCAAAGCATAGTGATTATCAAGATTTTCTAGAACCTCGTTTTTCTTGTAATTTAATTTTAAATAGTGAAAATGAGGGTTTAAAAGCTTTAACTGATTTAGCATCTATTTTTAGAGGGATGTTTTATTTTAAAAATGGAATGCTTAATTTAACAAGCGATGTTAAGCAAAATAGTGTTTATATATTTACGAATTCAAACATTAAGGATGGTTTATTTACATATTCATCTGGAGATTTAAATAATTTATTTAGTGTTGCAAAGGTTAAATATTCTGATAAAAATGATAATTTTAAAGATAAAATTATATATGTCGAAGACGCTCAATTAATAAGACAAATAGGTCTTGTAGAAAAAGAAATTTTAGGTTTTGGAGTTACTTCTAAGTATGAAGCTCAAAGAATAGGTAAATGGTATTTAGCGACTGGTAAACTAGAATCAGAAATAGTAAATTTTATATCAGGATTTGAAGCGTCTATTTTACAAATCGGAAATATTATTCGCATATCGGATTCATTAAAAACATCATCGGTTATATATGGAAAATTGACAAGACTAGATGTTGTTAATAAATCTATATATATAGATAGAGAGGTTTCTGAAGACTGTTTGGGTAAATTAATAAGAATATTTTCTTTAATAAATAATAATCCTATAGAATTGATGTTTTCTGTTTATGAAGTTGATAACAAAAATTTAAAGCTAAAGATATTGCCTTTTACTTATATGAACTGGAATATTGTTCAAAAGATATCTTCGGGAGATGATGGAAAAACTTTGATGTCTTCGTCTGCTTCAAATCCTGATGGATGGGATAAAAAGGCTTACACAAATAAAAGTTATATAGATAATTGTCAAATAATTTTTCAAAGTCCTTTTGCTATAAATGATCGCCTTGTGGTAGGAATATCTGAAATTAATAACATATCAGTTAATCAGAATGATATTGATTATGGTTTTTATATTGTAGGAAATGGCACTACGGCTTCATTATCTGTAATTTTAGACGGTGTTATTCAGCCAGCTTTAGCTTCTCCATATGATACAGTAACATCAAATGATGTTTTGAAAATAACTTATGATGGAAAAGAGGTTAATTTTCTTAAAAATGATATTGTTGTTTGTAATTCTATATCTAGAACTAAAGGCAAATCTTTATATGGGGTCGTTGCTTTATATGAAAACTTTAGTAAAGTTTCTAATCTTAGTTTTTCAAAATTTCCAGATTACGAATATGGTCAATACGCTGCATTAAGATCAGATGCTAATTTTGTAGTCTATTTAGAAGAAGATTACTCAAGTCATGATTTATATAGAATAATAAATATAAATGAAGTTTCTTCTAATGAATACGCTATAACAGCTATGAAATATGATGAAGAAAAATTTAATATTGTTGAAAATAATGAATATGTTAATAATCAACAGGATAAACAAAAACAAATTGTTTTTTCTACAGATAATTTTATCAGTCAGCTGTTCACAAATACTGAAGTAAGTTTAGCGATTAATAATGGTAGCGGCCAAACAAGAGCAATTAGTTTTGCTCAGGCTGTAAATACTCAATATGATTACAGTTTTACAATTGAAAAAGAAGTTTTAAACGATCAGTTTAGTAACTCTATTTATGATGAAGTTTACATTGATTTCAAATTTTTATTTGCGATTTTGAATAATAGACAGAATTACGATACTTTTGGATTAATGTGTGTAATTAATAGAAACGGTAAAACAATGAAATTTAATATACTGAAAGAAGATGCATTTGTTGTTAAAGTGTTTCTTGGAGAAACATCAATTGGTTCTTATACAGCTAAAACAGATATTGATTTTTATGCTTTTGACAGAAATTATAAAATAATAAACGTGTAAAATAATTTATGCCTTTATTAACAAATAGTTCTGTATCTTATGCTGATCCTTTTATTGTTAGTAATGTAAAATTTAATTTTACTAGTTCTTTGTCTGTTGCTGATTATAGTCAGTCAGCTTCGTTATTTGGTCTTGATCAATCAATTTCATTTGTCAGTGGAGCTTTAAGGGAAAATGAGATTAATTTATCTTGGGAAGTTATCAGACCAATAACTAAAAATATTTTGTCTAATCGGATAATTGAAGAAGGGTTTTCTGGTTTTTCTGTTGCTTTTTACGATAAAAATAGAAATTTTTTGTTTAATGGCCCGAATTCTTTCTCTTCTACTTCATATAATATATCTGTAGAAGATTTATATAATAGTTTTGAGAACATAACTGGTTTAGAAAATATAAGCGCTTTAAATAGTTTTTTTATTGATATAGTTTCGACAGATAATAAAGGTTTGAAAAGCACTGGTGTTGCTTTAGTAGATTTTAGTAATGTAGATGTTTCTATTACAGATATATCTATTAATAATAATGTAAATTTAACGTTAGATTATTCTAATTTTGATGCGATTAATTATGTTGATGTATATGTAACTACAGGAAGTTATTTTAATTTTGCTAGCGGTCAATTTTTATATAATCAAAGCTATTTTTATCCTAATATTTCAAACATTGAAATACCTGATTTAAATACATTAGATCAACAAAATGTTTCTACTGATAATTCATTGCGAGTTCCATATTTTGTTCATGTTGTTCCTTATAATTATTTAAATAGTGGAGAAGCCGTGGTTTCTTCGGGAATAAAACCATTATCTTATGATTCTAACTCGTTTCCATTAAAAATCACTAATCTAACGGGTTACGCTTTTTATGATTTTAATAATAGTGATAAAGATTTAAACTTACAAGCTTTTATGTCTTGGGACGCTATTCAATCGTCTCAAGATAGTTCATTTCATATTTTTATTGAGCAAAGCGGAAAAAATAATACTAAATATGATTATTATGTACAAAATTTCTTTGTTGAAAATATAAATTCTATTGCTGGTGGAACAGGAACGGGCGCGTACTCTATAACAGGAAATGTTTTTAAAAATTATGGATCTTCTGGTATTCAGTGGGTAGATCATACAATTTATGTAGATAATTTTGGATCGTATCCTACAGGTTTATATTCAAGTGGTTACAATGATTTAAAATATATTTCAGAAATAAGAATACCTTCCGGTTATTTGGAAAGTTCTGAAATTTTTTTAAATTATGGATATACTGGAGGCAATAGTTTTCAGTTCTTACCTTCAGGAGGTCAATATAGCGGAAATGTATATACTGGTTTTTATTCAGACTCAAGATATACAAATACATCTTTAAATTATAATTCAGGATTTTTAGATCTAAATTCTAGTTTTACTGGTATTTGTTTAGCAAGAAGAATTACTGGATTTGCTGATTTTGTTCATAGTTTATATAATCCATCTTTTGTTTTTCCAATTACAGAAGATTCTGATTATTTTGTAAAAGTAAGAGCTATAAATTCTGACGAAACTGTTTCGGAGTTTTCTGATCCTATTTGTATATCTTCTGATTATATAAACAATATTGTAAATTTATCTCCATTAAGCGGCAAAAAAGTTATTGACGGTTCAGGAGTTGCTAATTATATACCAAAATTTTCAGATTTAGACACTTTAACTACAGGAACGCTATATTATAGCGGTTCTAATAATTTAGTATTTACAGAACTTCCAACAACTACAACTTCTGAAAATTTATATAAGTTAGTAATTGAAAATAATATTGTTAAAAAACAATTGGATACTGGTAATGGTACTGCTTTGATTGATGAATTTACTCAAGCAAGTCATGGATTCGTTGTTGGTGATATTGTTAGATTCGATGGAACTACATGGTATAAAGCGCAAGCTGATAGTGCCGAACACGCTGAAGTTCAAGGTGTAGTAAGAACTATTGTTGATTCAAATACTTTTAAATTGGTATATGATGGATTGATTGAAGGATTAAGTGGTTTAACACCGGGGCAGGTTTATTTCTTGTCAGCAACTACAGCGGGTGCGGCAACAACAACGGAGCCAAGTAATTTTGGAGAAGTTTCTAAACCTGTCTATTTTGCATTAACAACAACTTCCGCAAATGTTTTAACATTTCGTGGCGTTATTATTGAACCTCAAAGCGGAACTTCAGGAACAAGTGGAACCAGCGGTGATCCAGTTATTTCTTCTACTTTAGCTTATTATAATAATTCAACTCAAAGCATATCATCTTCTTCAAATACAAAAGTAACTTGGTCTACAGCAGATACTGCAAATACTCAAGGATCGATTGGTTTAACCTTTAATGGAACTGATAGATTTACAAATACTTCTGGAGATACAATTGTTATCACTGTTGATGGATATATAGGGTGGGCAAGCGGTGGAACTTCTGGTACGTCTAGATCTGTATTTATAGTAAAAAATAGTAATGTTTCTTCTTCTCAAGGAAGGTATTCGTATAGTAGTATACCTGCAAACAATGATTATCCAGTAACTCATTTTTCTTCAGTTTTGGTTTTAGCTAATAATGATTATATAGAGATATATGCTTGGCATAACGATTCAAGTTCTCAGAATATAAATGCGCAAAGTAATTATCCAGCAAGCAGAATAATAATAGCTAGAAATGAAGGCGTGGCTGGAATTAGTGGATCTTCTGGAATAAATGGAACATCTGGAACTAGTGGTTCATCTGGTATTAGTGGAAACGCTGGATCTTCAGGAACTAGTGGATCTTCTGGTACAAGTGGAGGATCTGGCTCTAACGGTTCTTCTGGATCCAGTGGAAGTTCTGGTTCTAGTGGTTCTTCTGGATCTAGCGGTTCAAGTGGATCATCGGGTTTAAGCGGTTCAAGCGGTTCTTCTGGATCAAGTGGAAGTTCTGGTTCTAGCGGCTCTTCTGGTTCTAGCGGCTCTTCTGGTTCTAGCGGCTCTTCTGGATCTAGCGGTTTAAGTGGATCATCTGGTTTAAACGGTTCCAGTGGCTCTTCTGGATCAAGTGGAAGTTCTGGTTCTAGTGGTTCTTCTGGATCTAGCGGTTCAAGTGGATCATCGGGTTTAAGCGGTTCCAGCGGCTCTTCTGGATCAAGTGGAAGTTCTGGTTCTAGTGGTTCTTCTGGATCTAGCGGTTCAAGTGGATCATCGGGTTTAAGCGGTTCCAGCGGCTCTTCTGGATCAAGTGGAAGTTCTGGTTCTAGTG